GTACTGCGGTACATCAGCGTCGAGCGCCATCGTCGTGACGGCCTTTTGATATTCACCAGAGATCCGATAAACGTCGTTTGGCGCAGGGCCAATCTTCAAACTCTGATCGTTACCAACCGTGAAGTTGATCGGGCGCTGATTGGTTTGAATGCCAACATCGTAGGTGTCATACCAGTTTTGGTAGTCGATGAAAAGAAGCCTAGACTCATTGGCGACGGTTCCCGTGTAGCTCTTGAGCGTCTCCCGCCTCCAATCCCGCAGGTTCGTGATTGGGACGATACAGTCAGCAGGAAGGTAGGAGTTGTCGCCAATCACGGTGTCGATTGTGAAGCTCCCTACCATCCACCGCCATTCATTATGCAGGCGCTGCACGTCTTCGTCCGCAGTCGCAGCCCAAGCCACGATGCGGCCTAGCTCCCCCGTCTGCGCAACGACGGTAGAGGGGCCAGTGCCAGCACCGGCAACCTCTTGGCGTAGCCGTTTGCAAATTTCCAAGAACGTCATTGCCATTTTGATTAGCCCGCTTCAGCAAGGACGGCACGTTCCCACGATTTACCGAGTGGGTTGTCATCTCGGATAATTGCGAAATCGTATTTAAGCCCGGTAGAAGGTGGATAAATATAAGACTGGATACCCTCCTTATTCAGCACCAATTCCTGCCCATACGTGGTGGTTTTCAACCGAAGCAAGCGATCCACAAAATACCGAGGAAGTGTCTTGGTCTCGCCACGTCGAAAGAGCATAGGCTGACCATTAATGTTCAGTGGAAACACCATCTCAGCATTGCGATCTGTTGTTGTTGCAACCCGAATCGTCACCATCTCGGCCATGAAGGCCAGCATAGCCATTTTTTCGGGATCAACTGGACGACCACTGACCTGTGCAATGACAGACGGCTCGAAGTTTCCGAGGTCGTCGATCTTTCTGGTTGGGATTTGCCCGATTTCGTGGTCAGACGCAAGCGGGGCGGCTGCAAAAACTGGAGTGTCTTTTGCTTTGCGTTGAAGTGGGATACCTTTTGGCATAATAATGTTTACCTTTAGAGTTAAAAAAATCCCGGATGGGCGGCGAAGCAACAAAGTGATACACCTCTCGTGAGATGTATGGGTTTGCAGCTTAGGTTTTTGCTGCTTTGATGACGGCGAAGTTTATAACCATTGCAGTCGTATCGGCTACAGATGCGTGGTTATTGCGAACACTGATGTCGAACGATCCAGCGGCCACTGCGGATACCCAGCACATAGAGTCTGCATCACCGGAGACTTTTGCCACAATCACTACGTCAGTCACAGCAACGGTTGTGTTAGTCACTGTAAAAGTTGCAATGGTAACGCCAGCTAGTGAGGCCGCATTGCCCGTGATAGTCCCGGACAGTTTGTTCAGAGTAACGCCGGTGGCACGGTTAGTGGCCTGTGTAACAGCACCGCCAGCGCCAGCACCATAACCAAGTCCAGCACCAGTCGGTGAAGTAAGAGTTATTGGCCCTTCCACCGTAGAAACGGTGCTCATATCGAGTTTGTGGTCAACCCTTACGCTGGTATATTTACGATTAAGCATGATGAATTTCCTTTAATTTTGAATTTTTTGGAAGTAGAAAACCACCCGAAGGTGGATTTCATGGTGCCTCAATTACGAGGACTGTGGACGACGCGGAAGCGTGCTGATGTTACGGAACGTCGAGGCAGTAATGCCCGTAGCCGTCCAACTGGAAGTGCCGGTTGTGAAGTCGGCAGCGCTTGGGGCAGTACGCACCAAGTTGTAGGCCATCGGGCAGAAGTCATCTGGCAAGATGGGGAACTGTGGCAGGTTCAAGAAAGCACCAGCCGTGGTAGTGACGCCAACTTCGGTGTTTTCAATGCTGCCTTGCGCCAGTTTGATAACGCCAGCAGCGTTCGTACCCCACACCAGCACAGTACACTGGTTGTCGGTTAGCTTAGGGAATGCCAGACCAGTCACAGCGTCCAACGTAGGCGATGCAGTGTTGGTTTGTGCCGTCAGACCAGTGGCAAACCGGCCATCAATAGCGGCGCTGGTCGTTGCCGTCGTGGTGTAGGTGCTGGTAGTCCCAGCAACAAACCCAGCAGTGACGAAGTTAATCGTGAGAGCACGATTTTTAAGATTTTCCATGATAATTTTCCTTTAATGATTTGGTTGCAGGTGGCTTAGAACAAGTCACCTGCTATTGGTTACAGAGAAGTTATACCCACTTCGATAACGCCCATGTGTCCGTTGTTCACCACAACCGCAGCACTCCAGAATGAAGCACCGACGTAGCCACGCTGACCAACAGGGTCGTCTTTAGTCCGCTGTGAAGCAGGCAGGTGGAACGGCTCAAAGTTGGCATTCAGTGCAATGTCAAACACGGCATCTTCACCGCAAACGATCATCGGGTACACGTCTAGGCTGGTTCCGCTAGTCGAATACAGACCAGTCGTACCGATAGAAGCGCCAGCGTCAGCGTAAGCAGACAACTCTTTCGACACGATGAAGCGGAAACGGCCTACAGAGCCGAGTTCGTTTTCGTTGATGATAGAGCGATTGGCGTACTTTGCGGTAGGCACAAAGTCTTGCAGGCGACGAATATCGTGCTCGCAATCGGTATGACAAAACACAATGAAACCAGCCTCGATGGCTGAAGTGTCATATGCCGGGCCGGGGGCCAAGATAGACGTTTTCATGTGGGCACCATTACCCAGCAGAGTACGCGACAACAGAGAAAGTCCGTTGTAGGTGATGGCCTCATCGACAGTAGCGCGAGTCGTACCCCCACTGTATTGAACAGTGGTAGCAGCTTTCATCACGCCGTATCGAACCATCTCGCGCACAAGACCCATCAGTTGAGCGGTTTGCTTGACCTGATCCGCAGGGATGTCGTCTTCATGCAGCAGGGCCACTTTGTTGGTGTAGCTGAAGAGCACTGCGTATTCGGCAATGGTTACAGCCACATCACGGTAGTCAACTGCTTGTGCAGGCGGAGTGACACCCTCAGAGACTTGGTAGCTTGCAGCGGTAACAGACCAACGATTGATCGTTTTTGCACTGGTAGTAGATCCGCCGGTTGGGATAGTCCCACGATAGGTGATGTTGTCACCTTTGTTACGGGGCATCTTCTTCATCTCGCAGCCAAGCTGCAAGACTTCGACGGGTTCGGTCATCTTGAGCATTTCGCCCTTGACCTCGTTGATACGCCCAGCGGGCGTTGTATAGTTATTTCCAGCCATGATAATTTACCTTTTTTACTTGAGACGCTTGTGGCCCTTGTTATAGCCAGCCCATAGGGCTTCGTCGTCTGATAACGTGGATAACCCAGCCTTCTGCGGTACACCTTGCGGGGTAATCGCACCGGCGAGTCGGTTTTGTTTCACTTCTCGTACCTTTAGAGATGCCTTGAAATCTGTCAGTCCTCTAGCAACTACGGTGGGATTCCAAGTCGAAGTAAACTTCTCTTGAAACTCGGACGGTTTGCCGGATAGCCAAGTCTTGTACTCAGGCGTATCCCGAACTGTCATAAAGTCAGGGTGCTCGTCTTTTAGCGCTTCAATCGCATCTTCCTGTCGTTCCTGCTGGCGCTCGGCTTGTCGCGTGGCCCTACGTGCTTCGGGATCTTCTTGCACTTGAACCGGCTGTTGGAACAGTCGAGCTTTCAGTGCTTTGATTTCCCTAACCATTGGGCCTGCTAATTCCGGGTACTCGCTTGCTGCTTCGTCCAGTGCGGCATCACCTTCGTCTGTGACGGGTGCGGGCGCAGGGGACTGCATTGCTTGCAGTGTTCGGTTGATGTCGCCGATCTGTCCGTGCATTTTTCGTACATCGGACGGATCGTTTTGACTCGCTGCTACCCTAGCTTTCAAGTCTCGCAACTCGTCGGCTAAGGTTGTCACAGTTATCTCAGGCAGCACTTCGATGGCAGGGTCTTCCTGTTCCGTCGATGGTTCCTGCACTTCTTCAACGGGGGGCTGTTCGCCGCGCGTTTGGTTGTACCCAGCCATCACTTCAGCCAATTCCTCGGCTTCAGTTTGGGCTACCTGTTCTATCTCTGACATTTAAATTCTCCATAAAAAGCCACCCAAAGGCGGCAGGCATCGACGGGGGAGGCTTATTCAGCCTCGCGCGCCACTTTCTTCTTGTCTGGTTCACCCAGTTCAAGCAGATTTTTGATGTGCGATATTTGCCAAAGCAGAGGGAGACGGTCTGCTTCAGCAAGAATTGGGTTCTCTGCTCTGGCCCTTAGTTTTGCCAGTTGCGGTTCATAATGGTCGGTCAGCTTTTGCCACAATGGCGAGCCAACCTCGTGTGTGTTCAGTTTCATTTTTGAAAGGCCTGACCGTTAGGTGCTCGGCCTCGTGGCTCCATTGCTGGTTTAACAACTTGTGGTGGTTTGTAAGTCCCAGTCGCCATTGCAGCCAGTTCTTTCTGAGTGCTCAGCTTCATTGAAGTTTGAGCTAAGTCCGATTTGACGGCCTCAAGCGATATTTCGCGCCGGTTTGCATATTCAAGCAAGGCGAGTTCGCGCTTGAGTTCCAAC